GTCAAGAACAGCCTTACCATTCTTATCGCGAAGCAATACGCGTGGAGCAAAAAGTTGCTCACGGCCTGATTTAGCCAAGTCATCAAGGACATTGTTTAATCCTGGAGTCTTATTAAGACCACGAATCTCAGCGACTGTGTTATAGACGCCCATCATAATGTTACGCTTCTGCGCTTCATCTCCGGCCTTAAATGCCTCAGCAAACATACGTGAGTTGTAGCGTGTATTAGCAAGACGTGCTAACTGGTAGACTTTATCTGCTGCATCTGCTGCCATTGGGTCAAAGAAGTCATCCTTGAAGAATGGCACCTTGGAAAACTTAGAAGCAAAACGGTCAATACGATCTTGAACGTATGTAAGTGGCATACGGAAACCGTTATCATCACGAAGCTTGGCAGTCTTTCCTTCTACATAGCCAATTTTGCTGGCTGTTGACTGCATTAAAAATTCTTTAGGAGTATTCTTTGTGGCCTCAAGACCTGTACGAGAATCTACAAATGTTGTCTTCTCTAGTAAACGTGCTTGGACACCTGAAGGAGTAATAGTATCTCCGAAAATTTCGCGTGATACGCGCTTACCAGCTTCATCAAAACGAATTAACTTGTTACCCATAGTCTGTGCAGCAATACGGGTTTGACGTGCTAGGTCCATACGAGGTAATAATTGAACCTGACGCCCAGCCTGACCAGTAAATACTGGCATAGCTTCCTGTGCATTACTTAAAAACTGCTTGATAGTTCCAGCTTCTACTACACCATTTTTAAGCATAGCCTGGATTACTTCATCACCAAACTCTGGAGCAATACGCTTAAGATTGGTAGCAGCATTAAACAACTCATCACTTTTTACAGTGCCAGCTTTGAAAGCATCTTGTGCTGTTTTATACTTAGTAAGAGCTGCAGTAAAATCTTTATCAAAACGTTGTACGCCTGATTTTTGGAAAGCCTTTTCAACATTAGCTGTATCACCAACAATAGTCTTAAGAGCATAGTTAGAAATATCCATTGCTTTCTTGGCTTTGCCAAGTATAAGTGTTGGATCTGCAAAGATACGAAATGCCGCGTCTCCTAGACCTGAGATAGTCTTGTAAGCAAAGCCTGAACCTTCCATAGAAGCTGGAAGCAGAGCGTTCGCAATCATACGTCCTGGAGAATACTTAGCAGCTTGTGCTGCATCTAGTGCTTCCTGAAAAAGTGGGTCTTTCTTTTGTGCTGCCTGAGAAGCGACTAACTTTTCGCCTTCAGTACCAGTAGCAATAATGGCATCTAGTGCCATACCTGACGCAACTTTTTGGGCTACGTTCATCATATCTACACCATAAAGCTTTTGAGCTTCAGCAATACGATTAGGGCTAAATACTTTATCGCCTTTATCATTTGCTGTAGTCCAGGCTTGAGCAATGTTTTGCTTTTGGTCAAGCATAATTGCACCAGTACGATAAGCGCGTGTAGTCAAATCTGAAAGTTCAGTAACGCCTTTGAATGCAAGTTTTACTGGAAATGCCACAGCATTAAACGCTGGCTCTACTGTGTAGTGAAGTGCAGTACCTAGCCAACCGCGCTTCTTATCAATGTTACCAAACTGATCCTTAAGAGACTGTTGCTGCTCGGGAGTAAGCTTTGCATATTCTTTTTGTGCAACGTCTGCAGGAAGTGCAGATAACTTTTGATGTGTGTCAAGAGCTTTGGTGTAACCATTCAGTTGAGCCATTTGCTCTGGCGTCAAAGACGCCGTCGTGGCAATAGCTTTAATGTTATTTGATGTTGTTCCCACTATTGTCCTCTGGATAAGGCGTTCTGGTATAGAACCGAGATTTCTCCTGTAGTGTCATAGGGAAGAAGTACTGCAAGAGTGTCTGAAAGTTTTCCAACTGCTGGCTTCATAGCAAGGCCTTCTGACCCTACTCCTGAACCCATATCAATACCAGCCGTAATAGGTTCATTAGGACGTTCTGTTGGAGCATAAAGAGAAGTGATAGGACCTGCAGGAGCACCTTGTGCTACATCTGGAGCCTGTGAAAGCAATGGTGATTTTGGCGCTGTCGCTAGTGGAGCGCCTGATTTTGCTGCATTGTATGCAACTCCGTCACCATAAGACTGTGACTGGTATGAAAGATCTGTACGCTTTGCGTATGGTCCAGGACCAGATACACCCCGCATAGGGTTCTTAGCGTCTTCAAGCGCCATCTGTATCCTCCTGAATAGTTTCTAAATCTGTAGCAAAGTCTTCCCAGACCTTGTTTAATTCTGTGGTTCGGTTAGCGTTATAGATAGACAGTTCTAATAAGTCTTCTGTCGCTGCCGTAAATACCTGCATTATGTTATATGTAAGTTCTGCGCCTACAACTAAGAAGTCAGCGAAGCGTACTGGACGTCTAACTTTGTTATCCATCCAATACACCCCGCTATCTAAAGTTATTTACTTCTTTACTGCTTTACCTGGCTTTGGTGCTCCAGCAAAAGGCATCTTGACGTCGCCGCCTGTTACCTTTGCTCCTGCTCCTGCTGCGCCGTGAATTGGCTTAGCCATTGGTGCTGGTGCTTGTGATCCTTTGTTCATATTTCACCCCCTTAGAAGTTATGCTGCGCCGCCGATTGATGCGAGCAATGATGCGATATCTGGTTTACCTTGTGGGGCTTGTGGACCGCCAGCAGCAGGGGCTGCACCGCCAGGTTGTTCCATACTTGGCTGCAAGGCAGAGGCGGGAGCCATACCTGCTACTGGGGGCTGTGCTTGCATCGCTGCAGGCTCAGGCTGAGGTTCAGGCGCAAACGCCTTCTCCACAACATTTTCAATGGTCAATCCCTTTTGACGACCCTTAATCATTTCTGCAAATGAACTTAGGATCTTAGATGGGTCTTGGCCTTGTGCCACCATCTGTGGGATTGCTAGTGCGGTCTGTGCAACTGCTGAACGCAGTGCATCACGCATCTCTTCAATATCAACCTTTTGCTCTTCTTGAGTTACGTTGATCTCGATAGGAAGTTCACGACGAACATAGTCACGTGAAATCAATTTATCTGAGCGCATCTGTAGCAAAGCTACTGTTGCGTTGTTTGGATTCATACCAGACATAATTCCGTAGCGAACATCTACGGTGTAATCACCGTTGATTGCCTTGGAAGGGATGTACTTCATTGTGTAAGGTGTGCCGTCATCGACGCCACGGATTTCCTTTACACGATTACCAAAGATCTTTTCATCTGTCTTAAAGCACAGTGCTACTAGTTCTACGAACATACGTGCAAACTGTGCTTGAGCTGCCTTGATCTGTGTATCAAAGCCAGCCTGTAATGCCTGTACGCCACGGCCTGTAACGATAGATGCGTCTGAGTTACCGCCGCGAGTTTCAGGATAACGAGCACCGGTACGTAGTTCACGCTCTAGTACACCAGATTCTGCAAAGATACCAGGTGGTAGATCTAGTGGAACACGACGGATGTTCTGTGGTTGTGAAGAATGCATAATAGAATCTGGACCAAGGGCCAGTTCTTGTACGTCTTGTGGAATAGCAATAGGTGCTTGAATAGACTTTTCAGCTGCTTGTACCTGTAGAACAGCAAAGCGTGCACGAGCAAGCTGTACACCGAGCACATCGTCATACTGACCACGTGCTTCACCATCGATAGATGGGCGCATTGCAACGCGAACCATACATTCACCGATTGGGTTTGGCGTATTAGATAGAACTAAATCTTTACGTTCTGGTAGGTAAATCATATCTTGGTCTTTGTCGTGGTAACGAACCAAAGATAGATATGGAGAACCAGGGGTAAACTGATTCATTCCTACGATCTCGCGGTAGAACTCTGGGTACAAAGATGCAAGTGTCTGTGCATCCATACCCACGATCTGGGTAAGAGATAAGCAACGACCAAAGCGGTCAATCTCTGGGTATGCACCGAATGGGTTAATCATCTTCATAATTGGGTTGTTGTTCTCGTAATCGAGTTCAACGCGACCAATTAACATACCGTAAGTGTTGTACCAGTCTGCACCGGTGTACATCTGTACGCCTAGTTCAGAACGATCTACATAATAGTTTGCAATACGTGTACGAGTATCTGCAGCTTTACGTGCAGAGTCTGACACCATATTAGAAGCGGTACAGTTAAAAGAAGGAAGTGGTGCCATTGATTCAGCGAGATCACGAGCAGAGACGTCGATGATATTTGCGACGAGAGGCTTTGGATATTCCTCTGA